GGGCATACAAATTATAGAATGCTTTACAGTAAATCTGGAAATAGAAAACTTGCAGCTTCTTACATGTCACGCGTTCATAGTGTAAATTTCGGTGCTGAAAACTCAACTTTTACTATGCATTTAAAAGAATTATCTGTTCCAGCCGAAGACTACACACAGACACAGGTAACAAATGCAAAAACAGTCGGGCTTGATATTTATACGACCATTAAAAACACAGCCGTTATTCTAACTAGTGGTGCTAATGATTTTGTTGATGCTCGCTATAACCTGATAGCTTTTGAAGATGCTTTGCAGACTGATCTTTACAATCTTTTAAGGGGTACTGGAACTAAAATACCTCAAACACTTCAGGGGGTTAATAGACTTGTCGACCAATGTGAAAAAACATCTAGGGAGTTTGTACGAGCAGGTATGTTAGCACCAGGAACTTGGACAAGTTCAGATTTCTTTGGTAACTTAGAAACTTTTGAAAGGAATATCGAAGACAATGGTTTTTATTGGCTTGCAGGAAGTCTCGCTAATCAGTCGGCTGCGAGCCGTGCTAATAGAGAGAGTCCCGTAATTTCTGGCGCAATAAAATTAGCAGGTGCGATCCACCAGGTATCGGTCGTGGTATTCGTAAATGCATAAGGTTTAACGACTTACGCAGGGCTAAACAGTTGATTGACAATGTGCGTTGCACTGTATATAATAACTTACCTTAACAACATTAGGTAGGTTATGAGTAAGGGAGTAGAGTTTATAAAAGATATTGGCATGAGAAAGCCAAAAGAAGACAGCCCGAAGAAGTATAGATATTTTTTAGGGCTGTGTTTACATTGTGGAAAGGAGTTCGAGTCACAGGCAAGGCATTTTAAGAAGTTGAAATCTTGTAGAGAATGCTCGTCGGGGATTAGACCAAAAGAAATATATAGTAGAACTCATGGCCTTAGAAGGCATCCGTTGTATGAGATTTGGGCTGGGATGAAAGGCCGTTGTAACAATGAGAAAGAGCTTTGTTATAAGAATTATGGTGGACGCGGAATCGAGGTTTGTTTGGGATGGAAAATTGATTTTAAGCTTTTTTATGATTGGTCTTTGGAAAATGGTTATGAGAAAGGACTCCAGCTCGATAGAATCGATAACGATGGAAATTATGAGCCTGGGAATTGCAGATGGGTGACACAGTATGAAAATGTAAATAATACTGATAGGATGAGAACGACTAATAGCTCAGGGTATATAGGGGTTTTTAAGATCAAGACAAGTGGAAGATTTATGGCTTATATATGTGTAGAGGGAAAGAGAAAACATCTTGGCATATTTTCCACAGCCGAAGAAGCAAGTGCAGCTTATGAGAAAGCAAGAAAAGAAAAACTTTTAAAGATGAGGAAATAAATTATGGCGATAATCTCAGTATCAGCAGATAGCACCACGCTAGTCCTTAATGGCACGGCTATAAGTGACTTAGTATCAGGAGATATTATAACCCTTGTTCCAGTTAACCCTGCTACAGCTCATATAAACAGTTCCAATGGTGGAGTTAATATAAATGAGCGTACAGATCGTGGTGTATATGATCTTACGGTGAGGGTACAAAGATTAAGTGGGTCTGACGTTTTCTTAAATAATGCCCTTCGACAATCACCTCCAACGATTTTCAATGGTTCTCTAAAAGAGAACTTTAATCGTGATGGAACTGATGGCGTGGAATCTTGGCTATTAGAAAGCGGAAGCATTACAACACAGCCAACAAAAACCATTAACGATGAGGACGGCAACGCCCTTTCGGAATATGTAATACGTTTTAGAAATGCTGTCCGCAATCTTTAAAAAGGGTGTAATATGAAAAAGCAAAGTATTGCTGCGTTAGATATGATAAAAGCTGTTTATGAAGATAGCGAAGCAACTATTAATAAACGAATTTATAAGATAACAAAAACCAATCATAGAGATCGTCGAACAGTTTTTGCTTTTTTTACGAAATATAAAAAAGAATTAGCAGAGATGAATTTCTCATTTTTAGAAACGCCAGAGTTTGAAAAAGTTGAGTATATTATAAATGATATTGTGCTTTTCAATGGGAGTTTAATTTCTAAGCTACCAGATCATTGGGAAAAATATCCCGAGGATTATATGATTTTTATAATAAATATGATCCAAGTAATAAGTTATCCTTTTTTTCAAGATGTCGTTGGCGGTTAACAGTAGCAACGCAAACGACCGTAAATAATCTTATTGCTAAGACAAATGTCAGTGATGAAGATATGGCGATTTTTTACTTATCAAAACAGGGTTATGGTAGCATTGCAGAAATAAAAGAACTAGATACGCCAGAGTTTTTGGATCTTATAGAATTTGAGCAGATATCAAAGGCTATGGAAAAACATTATATGAGTGAAGCTCATCGGAGGTAATTATCGCTACTGTAACCGAGTTAGTAACAAAATTTGTCTTTCAAGGTAGCACAGCACCTCTAAAAGAATTTAATAGCAATCTTGGCAAAAGTATTATTTCTCTAGGAGTGTTTTCAACTGCTACAATCACAGCGTCGGCTATTTTTGTAAAATGGACAAATAACATCCTCTCTTCTCTTGATCCTCTTATTAGGTTATCAAAACAAACTGGTGTATCAACACAGTACATACAAGAAATGGGTTATGCTGCCACTATTACTGGATCGAGTATCCAAGCCATTGAACAAACAATTACCAGCCTAAGTCGTAAAATTGGAAGTGCAACGCTTAGTGGAAACGCTGATTTTTCTCGTCTAGGCATATCAATACGAAAAGCAACAGGTGAAATAAAAACCGCCGACGAAGTCCTCGGAGAAATATCAAAACGATTCAAGGAAATGAACCTTTCCCTTTCTCAACAGGTTACTATTGCGGAATCCCTTGGTGTTGATTCCTCTCTTATAGAGCTATTGGGAAAGACATCAAGGGATATTAAAGATTTAAGAGATCAATCAAAAGGATTTGGAATTTTAACAAAAGCACAAACGGAACAGGTAGATGCTTATAACCGTTCTGTATCAAAGTTGCGTTTCAATTTTGAAGGGATAAAAAGGCTCATAGCTGTAGGACTTTCACCAGAGCTTGAAACGCTAACTAAAAAATTTGATAAACTTTTGTTCGCCAATCAGGATTTGATAGTAAATGGAATAAGTGCTTTCGCAGAAGCTATAGGGGAATTAATTTCATTGTTCGGTAGACTGTATCCAGTTTTGTTATCGATGGGAGCAATATTTTTAGCAATTAAAGTGGCTATTGGAGGGATTGGAGCTGTTTTTGGTGGTTGGATTACGCTTATATCTGCCCTTATTTTGTTGATCGATGATGTCTGGATAGGACTTAAGGGTGGCAAATCAGTATCGGGGGATTATTCAAAAAAGTTAGCAAGATTCGAACAAGATAATGATTATGACTTTATGATGGGTATCGGTAAGGATTTAACTGGGGATAAAAACTCCCCTGGTATGGGATCATTAACACAAAATAATATTATAAATGTTTCTCCTAGGGATTCGGAAATAGGAAATGTGATAAAAGACACACTCCAAGAACAAATCAATGATGCAAGCTTGCAATTGCAGGGTGGGGGTATGTAATGTCTATTATCAGAAATTACATCGATGGACAATTTCGTAATGAAAAAAAAGAAAAAGTTGGTATCGGTGGGTTTCTTGCTTTCGTAAGGATTCGAGAAAGAACTTTAAGATCGAGCGACGTTCCAACAGTATACCTTGAAGATGGAAGCTCTATAAGCGATCATATTATAAGAAAACCGCTTTCTATTCTTATAGAAGGGAACGTTTCTGATGTATATATAAGACCATTATTAATTATTTCTGCAATACAAAGAGTTAGTAAAGAGCTTGGAGTTATAACGCAATATATACCGGAACGAACAGTATCCCAAATAAGTGTTGTCGCTAGCATTGCAAACGATTTTACTAGTGCTATTGATAGAGTTGATTCCGTAATAGATGCAGGACAACAACTTGCTGGCTATGCAGGGTTAATAGACAATGCGTCAGGCGGTAATATAAAAACCTTTGTCGATTCTATGGAGGCTAATTTTTTTAGTAATGAGTTAATTTCAATTGATATGCCATATAATAAATATGACAGAATGAGGATCACGAACCTTGAGATCGAAAAAGATAACGAAAATAATGCGATATCATTTCGCCTTGATGCTCAACAAGTAAATTTTGTAAAAAACATTCTTATTCCTGTAAGAGCTGCAAAAGCTCCATCGGATAACGTAGACGGTCAACTCGATAATGTAGATGACAAGGGTGTCCAGGATGGAGAAGAAGTGCCGCATTCAACGCTAAGTTTTATAACAAATAAATTCGGATGGTAGCCAGTGAAATTAATTCAAAATATTGGTTCGGAAGCTATTCAAAAACATACGATCCTTTTTGGAGATTCGGAAATAATTTTAACATTGAGATTCTATCCGAAACAAACCATATGGTGCTTAGATGCTCAATATGGTAACAAGTCTATTTTAGGCGTAAAACTTTCTGTAGGAACATTGCACATGTTAAGCAAGAATTTTCCTTTTGATTTTATTGTAATAGACCTTCTCGGAAATGGAATTGATCCCTTTAAACGCAATGATTTTAGTGATAATCGTTGTGAATTATACCTTTTAGAAGCCTCTGACATGAGTAGTATTAGAGGCGTTGAGGTTCCGTTATGACGAACGAAAGATTCACTCGTGATTATGAAATTTCCATACAAGTTGGAAGTTTTAATGTCGTGATAAAACCCCCGATTCGTATTGATTTTAGCGCAGCGAAATCAATCAGTGGACAACTAAATAAAATGATTCTAAATATATACAACCTCAACAGCACGAGAAGACTTGCAATTGTTAAAGACGTTGAAGATGAGATAGTTATCCCAATATCTCTTTTTGTGGGATATCATAAAAGACTAGAATTGCTATTCAAGGGTACGATAAGCAAAAGTTCAAATGAACGCAACGGTGCCGATATAATCACTAGAATAAATTGCCTCGATGGGGGGTCGGATTTCCTTAATTCTTTCATTTCTAAAACAGTTAAAAAAAGCGATGTTGCTATTGATGTGCTTCTCGAAAGTATGCCTATTATTACAAGGGGAAAGATTACACCAAGACCAGTTTTAACACGCCCTAGGGTTCTTGTTGGTACGCCTTCCAAGCTGCTTGACAGCATGACAGATCAAGATGAAAGATGGTATGTTGATAATGAAAAATTATATATCTTAAAAGACAATGAAGTCACTGGTGTGTATATACCAGAGGTTTCAGCTATTACAGGATTGATAAGCGTTCCATCGAGAGAAGCGAAAAGGGTAACTTTTAAAATACTTATAAATTCGTCGATAAAAATTGGCAGCAGAATAAAACTTGTTAGCGTTATAGCTCCGCATCTTGATGGGATTTATAAAATTGAGGACATCGAATATAATGGAGATAACTACGGTGATGAATGGTCGCAAACTTGTACGGCACAACTTAAAACTGATATGACGGTGATTTAAATGAGAAAAACACAGCTCACGGATCTTTTAAATTCGGTTATAAGAGAGGCATTATCAAACGTTCATACGACGACACTTGCAAAAGTCACAGCAGTAAATGCAACAACAATAAATGTTCTTCCTGTGATTAATAGATATGTTAATGGTGTTTCTATACAATTGCCAGAATTTGTTGAGGTTCCACCTATTTTTATGCAGGGTGGAAATAGCTATACTGCGTATCCGATTGCTGTTGATGATTATTGTCTGCTACTTATCTCTGAAAGATGTTTTGATCGCTGGTACGATGGGCAAGATTTTGTTAATCCTGCGGAATTTAGAATGCATGATTACAGCGACGGTATAGCTCTCGTTGGGATTAATCCAGTGAGCACTGCGATACCAATACCCACTACTATTCAGCGTGTCGGTGATTATACGCAAACTGGCGATGTGACGCATGTTGGTAATTATAATATTACTGGCAATATGATAATTGATGGAGACCTTGAGGTTACAGGGGACGTTAATATTACAAAGGATGTTATTTGTTTAGGTAATATCGCAGCAGCGAGCTTTAGCGGTCTTGCGGGTGGTGCTATGTCCAGTACTGTTGACTTTGTGACAACTGGCGAGGTCACGGCTGACGGTGTAGACCTTTCAACGCATACGCATGATTATACATGGACAGATCCAGGTGGAAGTGGAACAACAAACACGCCAAACTAGAGGTTTTTTTTATGAGAGTTGCAGGAATTACATCGGGAGGCGATTTCATTTTCGGACGTGGAAAGGCCTCGTATAAAACTAAAAGCGGTGCAATCGCTCAAAATGTAGTTACCAGATTACGATTATTTACGGATGATTGGTACTTAGACGTTGATTCTGGAATATCTTGGATTGAAATGTTAGGAACTCGCGGAAATTCCGACAGGATTCAAAGAGCTATAGAAAAATCAGTACTACAAACTGACGGAGTAAAATCCATATCAAGACTTGAAATAGAAAAAAATTCTGAAGATCGAAGTATTTCTATTATTTTAGAGTATAACGATATTTTTGGGACTGAAGTTTCTGAAGTAGTTGATATTGCACCCGATAGTTTTATTTAAAAAAAAATAATGATATGTTAATCTATGAATTAATTAAAGGATGAGGGCTTAAAATGATACCGAGTTTTACAGCGAATGGAATCGAAGTTCAGACATTCGAAGAAATTTACGATACTCTTTCTGATGGTTATAAGACAATTTATGGATCAGATATCGATGTTTCTGTTAACAGCCCGGACGGTCAAAGAATAGCAATAGAAGCACAAGCTAGACTTGATCTCCAATCTTTTGGAGTTGTGTTATATAACCAATTAGATCCCGATTTTGCTCTTGGTGCATCTCTTAATAGAATGATAAAATTTTCTGGTATTAGCCGAAATCCTTCTTTTCGTTCTCAAGTCGATGTTACGATTACAACCGATAGAGTTATTGCTTTACCGATAAATTATATCGTTGAAGATACTTTAGGGCAACAATGGGTAACGCTTACGGAGTGGAATTTGACGAGTGGAGCTAACGCAGTAACATTATTTTCTCAAGAATTCGGTGCGATTGCTGCTGGTGTTGCAACTGTGACAAATCCATTAACAATAATTATCGGAATAGTATCAGTTACAAACGCAGCTATAGCAACAGTCGGAGAAGCCGAAGAGACTGATGAAGACCTTAGGATAAGAAGAAATTTATCACTATTAGCACCCGCAACAAGTTCCGTAGGTGGTCTGTATACAGCCATTGGCGATATAAATGGCGTTCTTGATTTAAAAATTTATGAAAATTATACTGATACTGTAGATGCTTTAACTGTGCCAGCACATTCTATATGGTGCATAATTGATGGCGGTTCTATTGCCGATATTGCTGAGGTTTTAGCAAAGACAAAAAATGCTGGAACAGGATTAAAAGGTGCTGTGGAAGGAACGTATGTAGAAGAAATAACACTTCCGAATGGCGATATTTTCAACTATACTCACATTATGGAATTTGATCGACCGACAGATGAAGATTTATATGTTGAGGTTACCGTAACAAGAAAAGATGCTACTATTCCTGTCGATACAACGTTAATCCAAAATGCACTTGTAGCGACAACCTTTTCTATAGGAGAGAGTTCCCACGCTGGTGAATTATATAGCGTCGTTTATGGTGCTGGGGATACTTTTGTTGCTACTCTTTTAGAAGTAAAGAAATTCGGCGGTGCTTTTACAGATGCAAGTATAGCTCCCGAAACCGATGGTCGTTTTACTATTTCCGCGATTAATGTTGATATTACCGAGGTTCCGTAATGAGCTTTGTAAGCGAGTATAGAGACCTATTAGTAAAACAGTATTGGGAGAAGACAAAAGCGAAGGCTGAAATCACGCTACAAGCTGAAACATGGCAACAAATATTTGATTGGTTAAACTCTTTTGAAGAAGCTTTTGACATAGATTCTGCCACAGGAGATCGCCTTGACATTATAGGTAGAGTGGTTGGTATTAGTCGAAGTGTCCCATCTATTTTAGTAAAGGTATTTTTCGGCTTTGATGATAACCCAAATGTTACAGGTTTTGATGAAGAATTCGAAGAACTCGGAGATTTAGGACCATTTTTTAGTAAATTTTCTTCACAATATAGCGATCTGCAACTTAATGATAATGATTTTAGGTTTTTTATAAAAGCTAAGATCACAAAGAATAGTGCTCATGGGGTTATGACAACTGACTATTTTACTTCAATACAGGATGCGATTATCGTTCTTTTCGATGGCTTGGCTTATGTAGAAGACAATAAAGATATGAGTCTTACGCTGCATATTAATTCGCTTGTAGATGATGATAGGGTTAGAATTATATCACAGCTCGACATCGTTCCAAGACCTCAAGGAGTTCGGTATTTTATAGTGCAGTCTAACTACGGTGATACTTTTGGGTTTGACGATAATGTCAATAACAAAGGGTTTAAGAATAAATTTGATCCTGTCGTAGAAGCAGGGGGATATTTTCAGAGAAAACTAATTTAAAAGAATAGGAATAAAAAATGGCAAAAATAGCTAGATATGTCGGAGATTTAGAGGCTTTTGCATCCAATCCAACAGGAACAGAGCGAACAATTTTCGGATCTGTATCGGCCTCTGATGTATTAACGGCAAATATAGATACTGTTGATTTTAGAAGAGGTTGGGGAATTGTATCGGCAAGTTCGCCACCTTCAAAGCAAGACTTTAATGCCTTAGGTTATTCAACGACTTTTTTAATATCTTACCTTCATCAGATGGGAATTGCAGAATGGGATAGCTTACAGCAATATTTCATCGGTTCTGCCACAATTCGCACAGGAAATTTATATATAGCAAAGACAGGGACAACAGGCTCTCCAAGTATAGGAAATGACCCTGTTACAGATTCGATTAGTTGGAAGCTTATGGCGGCAATGGAAGACCTAGAGGATGCTATAAATATAAAATATGACCATACCTCATCGACCCTTCTTGCTGTCAATGTCCAAGAAGCTATTGACGAGCTTCGGCTTTCCGCAAATATTACTTATATACCTGGAGCTACGGGACTTGCTGCTACTAATGTTCAAGGTGCTATTACTGAACTTGCGGTGAATGCGGTAATTCCTGCAGGGGCAGTTCAATATTTTGCAATGGCAGCAGCTCCTACTGGTTGGTTAAAAGCCAACGGTGCTGCTATATCAAGGGCTGCATATTCTTCTCTTTTTTCAGCAATAGGAATTTTATACGGAGCAGGAAATGGAACAACAACTTTTAACATTCCTAATCTTAGGGGTGAATTTATACGGGGATGGGACGATAGCAGAGGCGTTGATACTGGCAGGGTTATGGGTTCCGCGCAGTTAGACCAAGTACAGGATCACCAGCATGGGTTCGGAAAATATATTGATATAGAAGCTGATGGAAATCGGTTGGTTTACAGAGAGGCTGGCACAAATCTTGGTGGTACTATACAAAGTCCAGCAACAAGAAAAGGCACAGAAACAAGAGCTCGTAACATAGCCTTAAATGCCTGTATCAAATATTAATCGGAGATTAAAAAATGACTAAAATAGTTAGATACAACGGAAATCTTGCAGCTTTCGCTTCAACTGCCACTGGTACTGAGCGAACTGTTTTTGGCAGTATTACGCAATCTGATACACTAGATGATAATATAAATGCCGATTTTCTTACTGGGTGGGAGATCGTAGGCGTAAACGATGCACCATCTAAACAAGATTTCAACGGTTTAGCATACACGATGTCGCAAGTTTTGGCATACCTTCATCAAATGGGAGTTGCCGAGTGGAACACAGCGCAAGAATACCATATTGGATCGGTAACTACTACTGGTAGTGTCGTTTACATGTCTCTGACAAACACAAATACAGGAAATATTCCTTCTACTTCACATACGAATTGGAGACCCATTTCGGAAGTAAGAACAATCGCTACTACTACCGACGCAACTGTTACAGCTATCGCAACTATTCCAGTTCCATTAAATTCCATGATAAATATACAAGCGAGGATTAGTGGAAAGAAATCCGATGGGAGTGAAGTTATCGTTGGATATGTAAAATATGCAGCAAGAAGGGTGGCAGGTGGTGCG